TCTTAATGAATTGAATCATCTGATCTCTGTCCACGTTGCCATTGATGGCCGTGCGCTTAACGAGATCTTCGGGGCTTATGAATAATGGGTACATGTTTTATATAACCTTATTTTGGGATTCCACGCCTTTCAGCATACTCCTTTGTGTAACCTCGGTAGTCCTGATCGAAGGGGATCTTCGCTACCTTTGGGTCGTTGACGGGCAACTTCACCCCCAACTTGCGCAGGTCGTTAACCGATACCTCGGATCGTGGGTTCTTCGGATCTGGCTTCACGCCCTTTGCTCTTGCTAGGTACGTCTTACGCATCCAGAAGTGCTTGCAATTAGGGCCACCTTTGTAGAGTAGGATGTCGTATGTCGCTGCGCCACCCTTTCCAAACCCAGGGTTTACTGACTGTCCTTTCATCCGCTCAATGTCCTCAAGACGGTACACCTTTCCAGCACCTAGCATCAAACTGCAAAACTGACGCTCACCACCTGGCTCACCTGCGTAGGCGTAGCGCACCTTGTAGGCAAATCCCTCTTTGGTCACTCCGTCCTGCACGCTCTTTGCATTTGGGAAAGCACTACCCGTGGAGGCGAATTGCACCTCCCGCATCTTTACGATGTCCTCATCGGTCAATGCGCCCTCATCAACGAGTTCCCATTCCTTCTGATCAACTTCCTCTCCTAGGTCGATCAATTCCTGCACCCAACCCCCGAAGGCGGGATCAGATGCTTTGGACTTTTTTTCGGATTTCATTTGGGTGATTACCGCAGACGAATTGCCCGTGAACAAGGCACGTGCTACGGACGGCTCAAATTGAAGCATCTGCACGAGGAAGGTGATTGCTTGGTCTTGGGTAAGAACGCCCTCCTGAACGGCTCGCATGATGTCCAACGAGGACGCAATCTGCGCTCCGTTGTACGATGCCTCCTTTTGGATCAGCTCCTCATTGACTTCGGCAGGCAGCGTGGTGGTAACCTGCTCCTCTACCTTCACTCCCGTTTCTTCTTCAATCGTCTGTTGGTCGGTGACCTTGATGTCGTTGAACTCCAAAGGAGAAAGCGGTTTGAAGTACAAGTTCAATGCCGTGTTGTTGGCTGCAAGCAGCTCATCCAACGCACCAATGATGCCCAACTGAATCGGACGAATCACCGTATTGTCCATCAGCAGGTAGGCGTTCTTGATTTCATCCGCATTGCTACCCAGGCCACTGTTCTCCTTGATGCCGAATAGCATCGGGCTGGTCACTCGGTGACCGACCATGATCTTCTGACTGGATTCCCTGGAAAGGAACTCGTACTGCAAATGCGCCTCCGACAATTCCACGGGTTCAATCGTGGCCGCCTTGTTGGCATCGTCATTGAACGCCAAGATCCAACGCCCTGCGTTATTGCTTCCCTGCCACTTCTGGCCGATGGTAGAATTGATATTGTCCTGCTCCTCCTGGGGTGGTATGCCGTTGTTGAAGTTAATAATCATGGACGGAGCAAGGCCGTTCTTGATGTTGTTGATGTGATAGTTCGCCACTTCCTCCTCCAATTCCGCATACGGCAAGGCTGCCATGTAGCGGGGTGGTGAGTAGTAGTAGGATCCTGCTGCATACGGGCGGTAGAAATAGATCTCACGCTTTTCCGTTGACATCCCAAACGCCCCGATGCGGGTCACCTGGTTGCGGTTGCGGATCTTCTGCCAATCCCAGGCGTAGTAGTAGGCGTTGATTTTGCCTTCCTCGTCACACTTCTCGGCACGCAAGGTCTGAACTGGCATGTGGGTGATCTCTGCGATTGCCGATTTGTCAGCATTCCACAACACCTGCAATGCTCCGTTGCCTAACCAATACACGTCACTAGCAAAGCGGTACACGTCCTCCTCACTCAACAACCGCTTCAGCTCCAGGTAGGCGGATGGGTTGGCTGCTGAATTGGATGCGTCTAGGCCTTTGCCGTAGATCATGTCGGCAATCCCCGTGATCACGGCATTGTTGGTAGCGGAACCGACCCTGCGGTCAATCAGGTATTGGTAGTAGTTGTTGTCCTCCCCGTATTCCACCCAATCCAGGCGGGGGTTCTCCACGATTGCAGGCGCAACGTAGGAGGCGAACTCAACCATTTTGATGTTGTTAGTGCCCATATATTTTGAATGTGTTGTTCATTGCTTCCTCAATCGTGTCAAGCACGGGTTGGTAGGTGCTGATTGTCTTGCCTTGTGGCAGCATTATGAATCGGTCACCGCATAGGATCTTGGTGTTCACGAACTGCCCCGTCACCAATGTCTGCTCTGCGAAGCGAATCATGTACGGCACCTCGGCCTCAAGCCCCACGGATGAGTAGGTGAAGGTAAATTCACGGGTGTCCTTGTCGAATGTGGGGGAGGTCACGTTGTAGGTGGTGATGGTACGGCCGTCTTTGGAGTACAAAACCATCTGCACACGGAAGGTCGTGCCGTATCCCGTGAGCGCATCGTTGCCGTTTTGCCAGTCCCGAATGGGCAAAGTCACCACGTTGTTGGTCTCAAATGAAAGGAAAGTCATGCGTATATAACCACCAAATGACACATGTGTGGTTATTACCAACAAAAAAGCCACCCGAAGGTGGCCTCTTTGCTCGTGTGTGTTATGATCAAGAACCCACCACGATAGTCGGCTTCGTGCCGAGCAATCCTGCGAATGGGTTGTTTGGAATCGCACCCAACAAGAAGTTGGAAGGTACCCGCTCGTTGGCAGTCAACGTGATGTTGTATCCCGTCAAGTCACCGAATGCAGAACCAGTCACGATGCTTCCGCCCGTAACCTCGGAGCCATGCTCCAGTCCCATCACCCATGCGTTGCCGTTGTTGTCTTCGACAACGATCACGGGCTTTGCCCAGGCAAGCAATTTCACCTCCTTATGGGTGTCAGCGTCTTGCTTCTTCAGAACCACATTCAAAACCTGCTCAAAGAAGGTCGTGCCATTCTCACGGCTTGAAGTGATGTTCTGCTCGAAGTTTGACGTACCCTTCAAGTCGTACTTGTAGGCGGATACCGCAGTGGTAGCCAACTGGTCAATGACATCCGTGTCTGCGGTGTCATAGGATAATTGTGCCAGGTTAAGGTCGTTGATGAAGTAGATTGCATTCAATCCACCTACCTGGTCTTTGCACGGCTCTATGCGGCCGAGAGTCAATGAACATGCCATGATTTATTTTTTTTTATAGTCCTTATTTAGTTGAGTTTTCAATCGGTGACAATTTGCGCAAAGGGTTTGGAGATTGGAGAGGTTGTTATTCTTTCTATTTCCGTCTATGTGATCCACATCCAACTGACAACTGTGAACTGGAACGAATCCGCACAACTCGCATTTGTCTTTCTTAAGTGGCCGATATACCGCAGGTAGCTGCATCGCTCTGAACTTGACCAATCGGATCTTGTCCTTGCAGTACCTGCTGCACCACCTTCTCTGTCTCTTTTTTAATTCCTTTCCGCAGCAAAAACACGAAAGGGGAGACGAGGGCACATCACCCAAGTCCCCCCCTTGTGTCATTATCTATTCGCTAATTAGGCGTAGTAAACCAAATCAGCACCAACTCCGAACTGAACACCAGCGGTGAAGCGCATGATGAAACGAACGTTCTTGGATCCGTCCAAATCGCCCATGTCAAGTACCTTCACTTCGTTGTGGTCAGCCAACAAGCCAGTACCGAAGTACAAGTTTGACTTCTGTCCAGCAACCATCTTGTTGCTACCCAAGCCAGGAGCGTGGAAAATCTTCACTCCCTCGAACATCAGCTCTTGGTTGTTGAACCAGGTAGAACCTTTTGACTCAAAACCAGCAGCACCCAAACCAGATGCACCGAAGCCACCCAAAGAACGAACGTAAGCCTTCAACACGTTGGTTGGTACGAACAAGTAGAGATCTTCCTTACCGAACAACTGGGCAGGGATAGCGTCTACTACACGTGCCATCTCGGTGATGACGTTGGAAGCAGTGATGCCAGCAGTTACGGCAGTCACGTCAACAACAGTGGTGTCGGCAGCAAGCAAAGCCTGGAAGCCATTGAACTCACCTGCGTTGGCAGTTGCGCCAGTCCAGATCTTTTGCTCGATCCATTCAGCTACCTTGCCTGCGTTGTATCCTACGAAGTAGTCAACGAAGTTCTTGGGCAGAACGTCAAAAGCGGAGTAGCCCATTTGGATGGCTTCCCAATCGCTTTCAAAGTCGCTCTTGCACAACTCCAGGTTCACTTGCAAGAA